AACTTCTAGGAATAGCAGGTTTGAATATTCTCGAGAGTAGCTAGTTTGAATATTCATTTTCGCTTCATGAGATTCGCTCCAAGAACAACTCGATCTTTAAGTAGCTTAGTCATCTTAAACTTTTTACCAAGAAAGTCAAACAATTCTCCTGTTGGTATTTTACTTAATTTTAACAATTCGCTTCTCTTGAACTTATAACTATCTGGTACTTTCAATTGTTTTCGTAAAGCTCCTTGTTTGATTTCAAACTTTTCACCATCAAGTTCTACTTCTTGCTTTCCATCTTCTTTCATCGCGCGTCTGTGTGCTTTCTCGAATGAATCACCTTCTTTGATAAACTTTTTCATGTTCATCATATGTTTGCTTCTCATTCCTCCTTTGTGTTGCTTTGAATGTTCTTTCAATCTCTGCTCCATACTTGACGGCGTCTGTTTCTTCGAAGCTGGTGGTGCTGAATGATATGGCATTTTTATCTTTGAATAAAAATACTTACTTCTTAATCTTACGCTGAAGATCGGGATCTGCTTTACCTCCCATCAACATAGAATAAACACGGGATACTCCCCATTGTTCTTTAGACATCTTCTTACCTGGTCCACCTGTAACACCTTTTACGTTTCTCACAGAACTAGGGTTTGTTTTCCACGCGCCAACGCCTCTATCATACGATTCTTGTATAATAGATTTTTTTACTTTAGTAATTTTTGCTATTTCACTTAAACTATGTGGTTCATCTTTCTTAAATCCATATTTCTTATTAAATTTCTGTTTGTATGTTGACATTTTAATTGTCTAAAAACTTTGTATATTCATTTTCATCTAATCCAATATCCGATTGATAGTAACTTAATACTGTATCTACTTCTTCTGATGAGGATAAAGTTGGCCATTCAACAGGATCTTCTTGTGCATTTTCTAAGATACTTTGTAACATCTTGAAATGTCTTTCATAAACATGCAATGAATTAACTTGATGGTAATATCTTCCCATTTGTAACTCTGGATATTTATCTTTTAGTTTCCAATAAACCATCTCTTGTACGATTGTAAAGAATGGTATATCATTTGCTAAACCATAGATAGCATCATTACTTCTCATGTTTACAGTTAAATGTAACTTATCATTACGAATACAGAATACCATTGATAGTGTGCACTGGCAATCAGTTTCTTCATTCTCAAATACTTCATTGTTTGCTATAAGTATGACTGCCTTTCTTGAATATTTATCATTGTTTAAAGTGTAAATAATTCGTTCAAAGTTACTACGATTGACTTCACTTGAACCAAATATAATAGCACCATAATTGCTGTTAATATGACCATCTGCTTCTAATATATCTCTCCAGATCTTAGCATGTTTAGCTATTGAATAGTCTTCTTTATCAGCTTTAAAGTACCATTTCAGTTCTTTCTTTAAATAATCAAGGTTAAACTTTCTACCTTTAAAATTAAAGAACCTATCGTACGGATCTAATTCAAATGAATAGTTTATGAGTTCTTTTGTTTTCAAACCTCTAACCTCAATCATATCACCTTTATCCCATATATCTTTGAAGATATTGAATTTAACATTCTTATCTATGTTTCTTACAACTGGAGCGAATGTCATTTCATTATGGTAATTATTGAGTCCACCAATATATGCTGCAGCATCAAGTAAATTATCTTCCTTATGATTATAACTCTCTCTGCTTAACTTTAATGCAATAAGAACATTGAAAGCATCTGCACAGTCTAACTGTTTGTTTCCCATCAATGAAGCCATACTTGCTACTTTCTTCATGCCTTCAGTAAAAGGACCATATTTCCGATCTTTTTCTTCAGTACGGTTATTTACAATCTCGTTTGCAAGCTTAAGTATATTCATTTTGTATAATCTTTTATTATACAAAATATTTAATTAATTAATCATTTTTAATGTTCTAAATTATCTAGTAGATCCAAATCCATTACAACCTCTATTACCATCATATGTTTCTCGATCTGTTATTTCACCAACAACAATCTCTGGTCTTTCATATTTAAGTAGAATAAATTGAGCTATTCTTTTAATTGGATTAATGATGATTGGATCGGACGATGGATTAATTAGATGCAACATAAACTCACCTTCATAGTCTTCATCAATAACACAAGCACCAACAATTAAACCTCTTAATGCTATACCACTTTTGTTAAATCCAACCAAGCATGTACCTTTAGGCATCTTAACTTTGAATCCACTAGGGATTACAATGTCAGCATTAGGTAATACTTCCAATCTACTTGGTTCTTCATCAATCCAACCTTCAGGTATATAGAAGTCAATACCAGCACTACCACCTGTTCCATAAGATGGAGTTCTAACATCGTCGCGCACACGTTCAAATATGATACTGTTAGCCATTTTTTATTGTGTATAATTTTAATTAATTTTTCATTTTTAAAACCCAAATACAATTTCTACTCTTTGTTGGAAATAAAGGAGCCATTAGGTTTGATAGTAGATTAGCATCATAATAATCATACAATGCATCAAACATCTCTTTCTTCCAACCTACAAGTTCATCTTTATAATCTTTCTGTGAGGCAAACGTACCATATACTTTATCCACATTAAAATGTTTACTTAACAATTTATGTAACTCATCATATGTAAATTCACCTATTTCTTTCTTTTTAGTTTCAGGGTTATAAATCATATGATTTGCTGCTGCACCAACTTTAGCATCATAACATGGAGTGGATAGTAACACTGTAGTCTTATCATCACAAAACTTAACTAAGTTATCTAAAAATGCTTCACCGTTATACTTACCTATATGTTCTATTACTTCGAATGATGTTATTAGTTCGTATTTCTCTTGTTGTCCTTCTATCGGTTTTACAAGATCTTTGCATTCAAAGTGTATCCAGTCTTGTTTCTTAAAATACTCTTTATTGTTCTCTATTGTTTTATCTCTTACATCAAAACCTAAATATTTATCTGCTTTATATCTGTTCTTATATATTACTTCAGCAAATTCACCAGTACCACAACCAAAGTCTAAGATCTTCATTCCTCTCTTTAGATGTTTCAATGCATGTGTCCACCTAAAATAATGAGCGAATAAATCCCGATGATATATGTGTTTATTAAACTCATCTTTTGGAGTTAACTGAGTAGTGTTATAAGGTTTAGATGGCATTTTAAGATGAAAACATTTATATTAATTTATTGTTTTTATCTTATATCTATTCTTTATATATTCTTTTTTAGTATTAAAAGTAAATAGATAGATATATATAGGTATATATAGAGTAGAAGGTATGACAAAAGGTATGACAAAGTGACGGTTTAGAAGTAGGGATAACATAGCTTAAAATTCTCTATATAAAGATACCTAAACATGTGTCATGTCGTCACATTGACACTACCATAAAATCCTACGAGCGTGATAATTAGCAGATGTAGGTATATCTTTAGTAAGTTGACCTTGTTTATTCTTAATACCACTTGTTCGTCGTAAGAAATTCGTACGTCTTTCTTTGTCGTTATGGTCTTTCTGTTTCCATATCCCGGTTTTATCTTTGAAGTGTTCCATCGACGATGACCCAAAGTGAATGACCTTACCATTTACTGTAGTCATAAGTTTTTTATCTGGTCGTGTTGATTTACTGTAAGTATACTTACCGATCTTCTTCATTTTACTTAGAAAATGATTTATTAATGTGTATTAATAAATCTAAAATGGATACCTTTGAACTTGCTTACGAGATCTGCCAGCGTAAACATGATAAAGTGTTTGGTAGATGTAAAGAGTTTGAAATCCAGCGTCTCGATCAAGATGAAATAGATGAACTAGCTGTACCTTCAAATTTACCTACATATCAAGATGGTTTAATGTTAAGTATTTCATTCTGGCAACAACTAAGAACTGTTACTAATACTGACTTACCATTACATGTTCAAATAAGAAGAATATGTTGGAGTAAAGAAAAGGCATTACTACAAATGCTTGGAGGTATGATGTAGTTAATCTACCTTTTTAGAATAGATTGTTTGTTGTGTTCCAACGCTATGTCCCATCTTTGATGCTACTTCTTCTCGTTCTTCTCTTTCTTCACGTGGAAACTTCTCAGATACATACATGTTTCTTATAAGATTAGCTGTAACATTCTTACCCGTACGGCTGAAGATCTTCTTTACTCTTACTCCTAATTGATGTGCATTCATTGGTTGACCTTTATCATTATATAACAGATATTCTCCGTCATTATGTTTTAACCATTGCTTCATTACTTGAAATAAATGTTTACCTACCTTTATTTCTTTTGTACCATACTTATCCGATGTCTTATAATCATTAAAACTAAAGAAAGGTTTGTTACCATTTTTAACGTAATAATTCATACCATCTTTATCTTCTATATCATCATATTCTTTCTTTGTTACAATCTTCATTGGTGCATAATCTAAACGTGTTGGTGGATTGTTATCATCACCTACAAACAAGTTACCTATAACCCAATCTTGTAACTCTCTCATGTTTCTCTTAGATAGTGTTTCTTTGTTAAATACATCATCATCACTTAGATCTCGTCTCAATGAACGTACGACTTTACGTAATGCATCCATACCAGTCCAGTTCTTTTCTTGTTTCTCTGTTCTTTCACCGTTCTTATGTTTCTCATCCATAGTCTTTCTCATTTTTATTAATTCATCTCTGTAGAATTTAAGTAGATCTTCATTCTTCTTATTATTAAGTGCATCTAATGCTACAATGTATGAACTAATATAAGCTCTTTGTGTTGGTAATGAATACTTTTCTAAAAACTTAAATACTTTATCTTTATCACTTAAAAAATCAACATTAAACTCTTTACCTGAACCTATTGCTTCCCATGACCTTCTTAAATTAATCATATATGCTTTCAATGAATTTTCTTTAACATTCCTACTATCATCTATTAGTTTTTTCATCTTCTCCATACTAGTTTTATTTATAAAAAGCTTTATAAATAAATTTAATTTACTATTTTACTTACACCTTGTAATCCTCTACCTGTATTTCTTCTATGTTCTTTTACATCAAAACCTGCAATACCTTTTAATATCTCCTTTACTTCTTTAAAATTCTTCTTAATTGCTAATGAATTACAATGTTGTTGTATTTCTTTGTTTGTTACGAAACCATTAGGATCGGATCTAAATGCTTCTTTTAATGTTTCAATATCACTTGGATTATCTTGTCTTTCATTTAATACACATTCAGGTATGCTTACTGGTTTATAATATGCTTCAATGATTAATAAAACAAATTCATTGATTACATCTTCATCATTAATAAATGTTTCTTTCACTGAATCATCTTTTGGTTGATAGTATACATTGGTACGTTTCTCTTCTTCTGGAAAGATACTTTCATCTATAAACTTTGTAGTTAATCTTAATTCATATATCTTTTCAAATGTATCAACTGGTGTTATAACTGGTGTTTCATTACTAAATATCATACCGCCACATTGATTCTTTTGTTCTTCTGCTTCACAGTGTAACCTTCTTACAGAGATAGTATCACCACCACTAAACATCTGTTTTAGTTTATTACCATCAAGCGGTACAGAAGCTGATTCATTCATTAATGCAATACGTGCCGATCTTAACTGTAATGCAAATGCATTCTCTCTTGCTGCATCTCCTCTATTCTTCTTTTGAGCAAATGCTGCTAGATCTAAAGTATATATGTATTTTTCAAATCCATTCTCTAAAAGTTGACTTAATACACCTTTACCACAATCACGTTCACCTTTGATGTTATAGATACATTTATCTTCTCTACAACCTGCAATCATTCTTGCTGTTATGTATAACCACCAATCTCTATTGTGTTCATTGTTAAATATTGGATTTAAAACTCTATCGTATATCTGTTTTCTTATATCATCGTTTTTCTTTGGATTAAAGTTCTTAGACATTTGTATCAATGTATCACCACCATAATTAAAGAACTTGTTACCATCAAAATCCCAATAACCATTATTAAAGAATAGTTTACCTTTACTTGCTTTATCTATATCACGCTTTAGTGTTTTTCTTACAGGTGTATTCAAGAAAACCATTGTTTGTATATCCTTTATTTCTCTTAAACTTGAGATCTTGTGAGTTAATACTGTTGTCTTATCATCTTTAGTTTGTGTTTTAAAAATAAAGAAGTCATTATTTAGTATAACCTTTTGTATTTCATCTTTTATTTCACCTACATCATTCTCATACATAGAACCTCGTTTCAAATATATCTGTTTATCACATTTAAAGATCTGGTCCCAGAATATGTTTTTAATGATAAAGTTAGCAATCTTAACAGGTTCATCACATTCTGTATTAGTGTATTTATAATCATCAATTTCTTCTAATAACAACTGTTGATATAAACCACCAAATTTATCTAAGTTCTTAAGATGTTTAACTAACAATTCAATATCATCCCAATCATCTTTGTATTTTAAGAAACATGATATATCTTTCATTCTATATGACCATGACTTAATTATATCCATTAACCAAGGTATATTTACTGCAAAGTTAAGTTGTTCTCCTTTATTACAATACATGTTAATCCTCCCGATCAACTGAACTAATAACTCTTTGTTATACGCACATCTTAATAGAAGCTTGGACACTATAGTCATTTTATATAGATAAGTTTTTTAAAATAAAATCATTTTTAAAATAAAAGATTTAAATTTAAATTTTTGTGTATAAAAAAAGAGTTAAACAAAATGGCGCGAGGCTTAAATAAAAGCTACTATCACTTTATTCTTACAGATAAACAAGTCAATGAACCTAAATTTTATAAAACATGTAAAGAAATAACTAAAGATTATGGTTTATGTAAAGCTACAATATACAACATTATAAATAACAAACATAGAAGTATTAAGTATCCAAACTTAAACATTGAAATATACTATCAACCGATCTAAACTTTAAAAACGAATTTTTAATGTAAATTATCTCAATAAAACACGTATCAATAACAATCATGTCTCAACCACGTCAACAAGCAGAATACAACCTTAAAATCAGTCAGGGTTTATACAATGTTATGGGCGGCCACTTCATAGAAGAAGTAACAGAAAATTGGAGATCTAATAAAACTGCTACTCAAAGTCTAAAACATGTATGTAAAAGACTTAAAGAAGAGAAAGACTTTAGTGATAAAGATATAGAAGAATGTGGAATAAAGCTATCACTTTCATATTCTATAGCAAGAACTCTATTCTTTGAAGCATTCTTAGGATTTGAACAGGCTATGATGGAGCATTTACATAACAAATGTAAAACATTAGAAGAAGAATTGTTAGAACGTTCTATGGAAAAAGAGAATACAAAGCTTGTTGTTGAAAATCATTCTAACGATGGTGATGAAGATGTAGGTGAATATAGGAACAGTCATGCATTAATGCAAATAGGAAAAGAGGTAAAAGATAATTATGAAAGAAGAATTGAATTAATGGACTTATGTAAAAATATATGGAATATGGCAGAACAATTAGAAGATTTAAGTAAATAGATATAAAAACATATAAAACATATAAAAAGTAGTATAGGATAGTATAGTTATATATATAGTGTATATATAGCTAGGTTTAAAGACTTATTGTATTATATAGTAAAGAATATAAAATTCGAATTTTATATCCTAATTCATATAGTTTTAAGAATAATAAAACTTATTTAAATAATATGTATATATAAAAGATGGATAGTTGTATGTGGTTGATATCATCCGATAATGAATCTAATGATTTTAATGAATTTAAAGCCATTATGAAATGGTTTCATACACATCAAGATCAACTCCTATTACAAACAAAGAACTCATATTATCCTAGACTAAGTAATACTGATAAAAGAGGTATAGCATCAGTTAAAGAAATATGTAAACTAATATGTTTAGATGAAGGTATAGCAGTATCAATTGGTACGGTTGTTAAATATATACCATTAACAAAGTTACATTATACTTTGAATACAGAAGGTGTGATAGTGTATAATAATGAAGTAGCTAATAGAATATTTAAAGACCATCAAGATATTAAGGTTAGTGTGTATAATCCTGTTGTTATTGATGAAGTAGAAGTTAGTTTTATAGATGAAGTTGTTTCATTACTTGATGCTGAGAATGTAACAAGTGATGATATAAAGAAGATGATTAAAGCACTTGTTGATAAATTGTAATTTATATAGTTAGTATATAAATTAAATATCTTCTTCATCTTCTATTTGTTTAGTGGTTAAAGGTGGTAATATGGATAAGTTTAATGGCTTGGTTATTTTGTATATAACCGCACTATGAGGTAGTAATCTTGGTCTTGAACCATCAGGTAATCTTATATCTGTTTCTATTTCACTTATACTAAAGTCTTTCGTAGCAGTAAAAGTAAATGTTTCTTCAAGTCCTTTATAGAAGAAAGAACCAGCATTATCATAACGTGGTACGAATGCAACACATGGTATTTGACTTTTACTATCGATACCTCCATACCATTTAGAACTTGTACCTCCTTGTATGATTGAACTATATACACATAGATACGGATAAGATAATTGTGTTGGTTCTAACAAAGCGTTTAATTGTGCTTGTTTAACCTGAGGTCTAGCAGTATTATCTGGAACAGTACCACCAAGAAGAAACAATGGTTGGTTACCTATATTGGTTTGAGTAGATTGAAACTCACCTGAACTAAATATAGCACCAGTTGTTAATGGTCTTACAAATGATGAGAATGAATCAAAATAACCTTGTAATCCATTTTCTGTAATGTTGAATGTATCATCATTAAATAATGTTTGTGGAGAACCTATCTGTGGAAAGAACTGACTTTCAGTAAATCCCATTTTACCTAATAGAGTATCAGTTAAGTTAATACTTTGACTATTATCGAAATAGAACTTTTCACCTGTAATAGTACCATTCTTATCATATAAAAACATTCTATGTAATGATACACCAGTTAGTGAATCTATAATAGATTGAGGATCTTGCTCTATAGCGAAGTCTAGAAGGAAATCTCTTGTAGTGATATTCTTATTACCTGATAGATAATTGAATGATGCTGAACTTTGATTTATATTAACTACTTGTGTTTCAGGTGATGGTGATACTAAACCTAAAAACTCTCTTAGATCGGGGTTAGTGTAAGGTTGTCCATTACCATCTCGTACGGGTGTATTCATATCTGAAATAAAGAATCTTGATAAGTTTGGATCAAAATCAACATTAAAGTTATAAGCTCCAATATTTAAATAAGATTGATAATATGAAGTTGATGCTGCAGATGATATTGTTGTTAGATCTTTTACAAAGTTATTATTAAGCATCATAACAGCATTGTTTCTAATGAAACTACAATCTAATCCCATCGGTACTCCATACTTACAGTTTTCAGCATCTATGTTCCAGTTAGTATTACTAAACTTATCATACACTTTAGATGTATCTGTATTAGTTGTAAGTGCTGATACAAACGCTATATATGGTCTGTTACTAAACTTTGAATATTCACCAGCAGTTGAATCTAACCATACAGGAACAACCATAACATCATTATCTATGCTAAACTGTAGTAGTTCAGTTATTGTTCTACCACCATATGAATTATTGAATACTTCATCTTGACTTGTAGTTGAACCATCTACACGCATATCAGTAGAACCTGCTGTTGATGTTAAATGAGTATAGAGTTCTGAATAATTTATATCTGTTGCTGAATATCTTGATTTAACCACAATACTTGAAAGTTCTTGTCCGTCATTTCTTGTATCATCATCTGGATAGTATGGTGGTTGTGTTCCTATACATGTTCCTCCAGCATCAACATTGGTTATAATTTGTGTTAGACTTGGATTATCAATTAGTTCTCTTCCTGTAAGATATTTACTTCTTTGACCTGATGGAATTGAACTACCTACAGTTACAAGTGTAGGATTAGATTCTTCATCGTAATACATACCCAGATCTAAAGCAACTGCAAGTTGTGATTTATATGATGTTGAATTAGGGTCTATATCAACTTCATAGTTTCCATAATAACGTTCTGCTCTTCTAAATCCATTTGATACAGCAATAACATTATCTTCAGTATAATACATATTAGTTAGAATCAAATCTCCTTGTTGTATTGATGTTAAGTTATTAACTACTGGAAATGTTCTAGTCATACATACATTCAATCCAAGTTCTCCTATATCTTGATTACCAAAGTCTCCTATGTTTGAATTTTGAACGTTCCCTGAATTGATTTCATTTTCTTCTTGGTCATTATCAATACCATAATATCTTTGTCTTGAAAATTGAAGTCCAGCAATCTTCTCAGGGTTTTCATAAGCGATGTTAGAATAGAATAGTTGTCTTACTCCAACAAGACTTGTTATTTCAGTATATGGAGATGTAAAAGTCGAGAAGTTACAAGTCATAGATTTACTCACTTCAGTATTAACAATTGGAACTTTACCTTCAGCATCAGGAATACCATAATCATCAAAGTCAGAAAATTCAGATGGTACACCTCTAATATCAACTCTTGATGGTTTCTGTAATTGTTCTGTTATTAAAGTTGATATATTCTGTGGAGTAACTAAACCAGCAGGAACAGAGACTTTCGATGTTGTTGTTCTTACATCGTAAAATGGAATCAATCTTGTAGGGTCAAAATTTATACCTGAAGCATCAGCAAGACCAGTATAAGGTATTAGAGCAGAACCACTCCAACTCTTTACTGCTGGGAAGTATCTTCTACCGTTAGGTTTAATATATTTCTTTGTAGAAACATGGTCTCTATCAGCAACAAATATTCTTAGAACTGCTGTGTTAGTTAGATCTGAAGATGGAAAAGTTGGAGGGTCAGCATACACTGTTATCTGCTGTAATCCAGCAGTATAAGTTGAAGTTACATCTAAATCAACAAATGAAAACCTTACAATTTCTCCATCTTGAACTTCTTCTGCTTTGATCTGATAAATTGGACGTGAAGATGTATCAGTTGAATATGTATTACCTTGAATGAATTGTGGTCTTGATGTTGATGGAGTTTGTAATCCTGTAACAACACTACAAACAACATTGTTATAATCACCTTTTGGCATATTGTTTGGATTGTTATAATTGGTTCCAGGAGTAGTTGAATAATCAGTCAGATCTACTTCACCTAAACCTCTATTTCTTGCATTATCTAAACCTGTGAGTGTATTATTAGCGTAACCATTGTAAGTTTCCATAGAAGTAAGAGGTAATGGAATCGTGCTATAACCTGAATGATTGACATAATACGCGAATTCAAAACCAACTTCATTATCAATAAAACCCAGTTCATTTTCTTTACCCAATAATTCTATTGTATCCTGAATAGTACCGCTTGTATTAATAGCAACAGATTCAACATTAATAACATCACCTTTATTTATTGTAATACCATAAGATGATACATTATTAACCCATCTATTCTTAAATATATCATCAACTTCTGCTGTTTGATTATAATTAAGTCTACCTCGTAATCTATTGCATTCTAATAATACAAAGTCTGTCATTTTAATATAGTCATTTATATTAAAATTTGGATTTATTCACTAATTGTAACTTCACCTTTACGCAACAACATCACTCTTTCAACAGAAGCAAATACCTTCATTTCACGAGCATTCAGGTTATCAGAAGTACGAGTATATTTCTTAAGAACACGGATTGGTTTAACACCGATACGAGTACCATTACCTAGTTGATTGAAACCACTTGTGGTCAGATCTAAACCTTCATAATGAGAACATCCACGAATATCAGTATCTCCAAGTGCATTAGTATTATCAGCAGTAGGTAGTTGATGACCTTCTACTTTACCAATGAATGTAGATTGTTGATTAAGTGGTTGTGTTACAACTGCTTTGTTTGTATCAGCATCAAAAGAATACAATTGTGATGGTTCCATCAAAGGACGACCCATAACATTAGCAAGTTCATCATACTTTCTCGTAGGCAAAACAATGTCTCTATCATAGATACGCTGGTCATTGATTCTAAAGTTAAGAGCAGTAGGAATCTTAGTATCTCTTGAGATATATTCACCCAAGAACTTATGATTCTCTCCAACATCTTTTTCTTGAATAAGAATAGAACGAAGAACACGACCAGAAACCATAAGTTCACGTTCAATGACTTGTGATTCTTCAACTCCAGCACCTGTAGTTGTAGCAGGTACCTGTGTGTCAGTTACAATCTGATCTTCATACAACATAGGCATACCTGAATCAGAAGCAACTTGTTTCATAACACTATCCATAGCACTATCAGTATAATACAAAGCATCAAAGATAAACTTAATGTTTGATTTAGATGGAACAAGAGCACCTGAATCACTTGATGTTTGTGCACGGCAACAGATCTTGCCAATATCACTATCGCTTGTTTGTTGAGCGAAAGTAAGTTCAAGGTAAACATGTTCTTTAATTGCAAACAAAGGCAACTGACGAGAACGCATCATTGGAATCAAAGTAGAAAGAGGAACACTGAACAGTGCAGTAGTAGAATCAGCAGTTGTTGGTTTAATAAAAGATGGAACAGTTAATGCAGTATCTGCAGCTGTTGATGAAACAGCAGCATCAAGATCTCTATAAGCAATACGTCCAGATTCACTAATAGCAAATCTATCACCACAAGCTCCAGACTTAACCATATCAACATAAGCACGATGTTCAGGTGAATCAAACTGACGGGTTGCAGTCGTATAATATGGATACTGTGTGTTAGAAGCCACCACTTGGTTCCCGATCTTTAGAACACACTTTTCAATAAGTGCATGAACACCAGTTGAAAGTGGAAAGAAAAAAGAACCATCAGCAGAAACAGTAACTCCAAGTTGGACGAAACTACCTGCATCTAAAATACCAGCTTTAGGTATCTGGAACACTGCAAGCGTATCAGTGATTGTAATTGGATCGAGCACTTGAGTGCTTATTTTCATATTATCAACACTAGGAAGAGTTTGAACCTTAAGTATATCCGGAAGACTCATTTTAATAAGTAAATTTATTAAAATTTTTTTATCAAATAATTTAACATTTAACTTGAAACCATAATACCTTGAGGAGAATATTGAAGGACGTTCTTAGCCAAATAATACGTAAACACTGACATTGGACTCTTACCATCAGCAGTAGACTGTACACGTAATGCATAAGATTGACCCTTAAAGTCTATACCTTGTTCACTCACTCTATCCATAGCAAGACCAATAGCAAAGTTACGAGCAGTATCAACAGTACCAAGTTCTTGTATTGATGAACCAGATACAGACAGATCTTTTGTGCCAAATGGATACAATTGAGGTTGATTCAACATCTTAGACAATGATGGATATGGTTGTAATGAATTAAGCGCATTAATAACAACACCAGTTTCTGGTAGACCTTGAGTTGATTGTGTTTCTTCATCAAGTTCATAATCCAAACCAAGTTTAAGACCTCCACGTGAGAATGATACTTTCTTCAATACAACATCTTGGTCATAAGTAGCACCAGTAGCATCAGTGTTTTTCAACATAGCAGTCTTGAAACCATCCTGTGAATAGTTATTAGAATGTGTAACAGGTAAGAAGTTATGAAACACAGATAGAACCTGACCAGATGCAAGGTTGTATGTTTGTGTAGCATCACTTGAGTTAATAACACTGTAAAGATTTTGGATAGTATTAAACACCAAAGCACCAGATGATGGAACAGAAAGTTTTTGCATATCAGCAGGAGATGGTACCAAAAATTCACCACTCAAAGACAAGTTAGATACAGTATATGAAGCACCACCACTACCAGCAGCATCAGTACCAAACAATACCTGTTGATCGGGAGCAAGTTCAAGTGATATCTGTAATCCTCTAACTCCATTAACACCCATTGGAATAGCAGTACCAGACTGCATAATACCTGCAAACAATCTCATACTAAATGCCATCTTGTTATTTAACTGAGCATCAGCAGATGATTGTTGCGCTGTTGATTTAGTTACAACTCCAGAGTGAGAAAGAAAATCTTCTTCACTTTGAACTGATGGAACAACAGTAGAAATCATACGTCCATACTGTCTTACAGATTCAAGTGTTTGGTTTGAATCATTAGAACTGATATTAACATTCTGGAAGATTGCATTCGTACCAACTCTATCGTTTTGTTGGATTGTTACAGTTGTACCAGTCTTTAATCCATTGTTATTTGCAGCAGCTCCCGATCCTGATGTAATTTCAATCTCTCCATTAATACGAACAGATGATGCACGCAAAAGTTTAGATACTGAACCAACATTAAATGTAATAAGTGGTGTTCCTTGCTTGAACGAGTAAGTATTATTAGCGGGTTGATTGCTAGGAAGCAATTCAAATCTTTCAACGCTTTCAATATTCATAGCAGACATTTTAATAACTAATTTATTAAAATTTTTTCTTTTGTTCGTTTATGATTCTACCGAAACAATACCTCTTTTAATCATAACACGAGCAAGTTTATAGACAAAATTGTTAAATACCTTCTGTACTGCTCCAGCGTTATAATCAACACGAAGACTTATAGTTTCATCACTTAGATCTGTAATTTGACCGTACCTATTGAAAGCACGAGCAATCAAGAAGTGTTCATCAATCTTTTGAAGGTTCATTACAGGTCTACCAATGTTAATCAAAGCTTTCTGAAGTTCAGTCATATGAAGCGGTTCAGGTTTTGCTGGAGATTGTGAATAACGTGTTAGTGCTGCTTTACGCGATGGAACAAGTTCAGTACCAAACTGAAACTGATAATCACGAGCAGAATCTGGTACACCAGCAAATGAATGTTTAAGAATGGAACGATAGTTGTCATTTGGAATAGGTTGCACTATAAGTGATTTTGCTCGTTTAGCAAGTGTTGGGATGTGGTCTTGAGTTATACCAGATGTAGCAACTTGATTGTGTCTATGAAGTTCAGATGTAAGAATATCCATACTAACTCCACCTTCAGTCATTGATTTTGACATGATACCTGAAACATAAGCATCGGGTGGTTGGACACTTAAACATCTCATTTCAACTCCAGAAAGAGAATATGATGGAGCAGCAAGTGTTCCCGATCCAGACGAACCTGTATCAGTAGATAAAAACACTCCAGTCTTTTCAGCAACTCTATCACTTGCTTTTACGAATACTTGAGATGCTGAAGCAGTGAATGAATCACCAATATCTCCAGTTGATCTTTGAGGTCTAAACTCAATACCAAGCTTACCACCATTAGTGAAGAATCCTGTAATAAGACCCATCTCTCTTGTATTAGTACCATCAGTAACAGATAGAAGGTCATCAATAACAAATGGATTCTCTTTCTGGTCATCACCACAAGTTAGATCGGTTTCAAATGTAAACGTATTAGTTGCTCCAGAAACAGTGAAATCATTTGAAGCAATATTAGAACCTGGTCTAATAGCAGTTCCTGAAATAGCACCTGCAGCATCCTGTACACCTTGACTTTGATCTAAAAGATACAAAGCACGAGTTGGATCTTCAGTATCAATAAACATACGGACACCATCTAACACAGCAACAGGTATAATTTGAGAACCATTAAGAAGACCAGAATCTAACTTAAGATAAACCTCAGGAGAGTTTTTAGTTCTTGCAGTTCTTACAGGTGCAGATGAAGACGAACCAGTAAGACTTGCTGCTGCAGCATAATACAAAGAGTTTGTTTCAGTTGCAGTAGGTTGGACACCTTCAAACAACTGACGTTTATGTTCGATAGATGATTGTTCGGTATAATGTTTCATACCACCTACACGAGCATTGTAATCTTCAAGAGATTCAATTGTTGCAATATTAGAACCATCACGGATAATAACATTACGGAACAAAGAGTGAACACCAGCTTCAGGGTCTGGTACGATCTGACCACGACCACCTGAAACACTTACAATAGCACGAAGATATGTTTGTCTTGGATCGACGAAACCAAGAAATGAAGGAAGAAGGATTCTAATTTGTTCTAACGGTGTAACATCGCTGACGACATCAGGCTTGATAGCTTGAGACTTAGAAGAAATATACTGACCTTGTGGAGTAGCTTTGAACATATTTTAAAGTAAGAAATATTTTAAACAAATAAAATATTTTTTTAAAGTGTATAATTAGAAACTAGTGATTGCTCCCGATCTATCAACAGCAGTATCAATTGAAGGAATAGCTGTACTGAACTTTTGAGTAACACCTGCTGGTGCTTGAAATGCTGATACTGGTAATGGTGGTGGTGGAGCAACAGCACTAGAATGTGAATGATGAAACAAATGGTAAATACCATCTCCAATCGCAACAGCTCCACCTATAACCGCTGCAGCTTCGCCTATAACAGGTACTGCATCTAAAATTGATGTATCTGCTACATCACCTAAAATATCTCCACCTATTTCTTTACCTACTGATTCACCTACTTTCTCACCAGCATCTTCAGTAACATCAGCACCTACACTATTAAGAGTTGGTTCTCCACCACCAAAAGATGTTTCTGCTACTTCACCTGATTCTGATGTAACTTGATCGGGAGTATAAGCATCACCTTGATCGGCGGACTTAGAAGCATCAACTCCTGCATCTCCAGCTAAATCAACTCTACCACCTGCACCTGATGGTATATTCTCAGGACTGAATGAATCAACATCAGCAGCAAGTGTATCAGCAGATTCTTGTCCAAGATTTGCTATATTACCTTTACCATCTTCCATTGCATCTGTTAAGATAGTTTTACCTCTACCACCTAGATCTTCAACTTTAGCACGAATACCTGATGCGATATCACTGATATTACCTCTTGCTTCGTCTACGAAGTCTTGCGCTGAATCTGCAGCTTCACCTACTTTTGATTTCACTTGACTTACAAGTTCTTTACCTTGTCCTACAAGTGATTTTGCTTTCTTATAACCAGCATACAAACCTTTAGCTCCTAAATAACCAGCAAGTTCATCATTACCTAACTCTTGAACTTCTTTCCATTTATCTTGATACTCTTGTGATTTTGTTGCTTGTGATGCTTCAAGTCTTGAAGTTAAATCATTATAATCACTAATAGCATTACCAGTTAATTGCTGCACTGTATCTTGTGCTCTTGCTACATTAGAAGAATAAGACATTTTATAAGGTTAAAATTTAAAAGTAACTTTCATATTTACCGTAAGTAGGTTGTGGTTGTTCTGTTAGAATCCTCTTTGTAGTTTTAACTTGAGCTTGTTGTTGCTCTTGAGCTTTACGTTCTTCTTCTTGTTGCTTTCTAAATTTCTCAAAATACTTACGTTCTCTTTCTTTCTCTTCATCTTCTTTCTTCTTTTTATGGTCTTCATATTTCTCCATATAAGAGTGGAACTCATCATAACCTAGTGATGCTGTTGCAGGTCTAACATGATTAACTTGTGGTTTAGGTTTATGTTCTAGAGGTTCGGTTTTAGGTAACTCAATACCTTCTTCTTTTGCTTTCATGAACGCTTTATGATGCTTTGACCGTTTATGAAGACATAAACTTTTCTTCTTCATTGTAACACCGCATTCACATGTTACTATATCTGGTACTGTAATTGGTCTTCCTCTTGGTGTTCCAAGTTTCTTAAATTTTGGTTTTGGTGTTTCAACCGGTACTGGTTCTGGTTCAACTGGTACTGGTTCAACTGGTACTGTTTCACAAACAGGTACATCTTCTTTATCATCAGGTTTCTCATCTTTTTTAGGTTTAATAAATATGTCATCTTCATCTTGATCTGGAGTCAAAACATTTAGATCTAACTCTAGATCTGATACGGGTACAATGTTTAAGTCACTGTTGTCATCGTCTATACCTGGTAATCTATCCATACTTTTAATAACCTTATTTATTATATTATTATATATCTTTATTTATTTTTTTTAAGTAAGAGTAATAAAACTATAGTATATAGTAAGAGTAATGACATAGTATAAGTAGAGTGTCAGGGTGTCAAAATGTATGACAAAGTGACCAGTTAGAAGTAGGGAAAACATGACTATATTTCTTCTATAGAAAGATACCGAAACGTGTGTCATGTCGACACTTTGACACACTTCAATGTGGTTTTAAGTCTTCATCTTCATCGGTTTTCTTTTTATCTCCTAATGAAAGTTGAACCTGTAAATCTCCCAACATTGTAGCTGTATAGATTTTCTTTGTGAAACGTTGGAATGCTGTGGATGGAACATCATTTAATCTTAAGTATAAAAAGCTGTAAGGTTCATTTGTCGCTTGAGCTAATAATTTACGGAACTTGTTGTCGTACTTGGAACCCATTTCAAACTCCATGTCAGCGATTTCTTTTTCGTTCGTTGTTCTACTAATTAAAGCGTAATCTGTATTTGCCCGTACGACTGGTGGTAACATCTTGTACTGTTGAACTATATACTTAAGATACTTGATGTTGTAATGTCTTGCTTGTGATGATAAAGTAAACATAAGACTATTCTTATTGATGTTAGGGAATGTAGCAATATCATCGAAGATAATAGCTATGTTTGGACGTTGACGTTTTGGTATTGCCATTTGTGCGCTCAATATAGTCTTGAGATGTTTATCACTGTAATCACTATAGATTGTATCTCCTATTTGTTCGACCGCGAAACGCCAGGTTGGATCTCCACTTGCCGCTGTAGGACTGTAAATATGTATAACATCAAGCTTATTAGCTAGATCGAACGCTGGATTAAAGAGCTCATTCTGTTGGATTTGACCTTTACCTGATTTAGATTTACCGACATGTATAATGGTTGCACCTGCATTTAAATCAAAATAATCTGGATGATGGTCAATAGTTGTATGCATTGGTGGTGGTTTCACTGGATAGATTTCTAATGGTAACATTTTAATATATAAGGTTTTATATATTAAACAATTCTAGTGCTGAACTCTTTTATATCTTGTTTTGGTTTTGGTAGTTCACTCGTACTTATGTTTTTCTCGTGGCACTCGCTTTCGCAACAACAAGATTTACACGAACATTTACAGCTGTTTATGATTTTACTTAATGCTTCACCTACAGCATTAATTATGTCTTTAATTTTAGCCATCTTTTAAGATCCTGTATTTATTAAATCTTGTGATAATATTTGACCTGTTCTTTGATTCAATGAATCTAACAATTTAGACATCTGTAGTGCTTGTTGTTTTAGTGGATCTTCTCTGATTTTCACTTGTAATGTTGTATCTGGTAACAAATCATCAGCGAGTGAACCATCTGGATTTCGTATTTCAACGCTGAATTGATTCAAATATAAATCTGTAGCAGATTGAATATCCACCCAGTTTTCAAAGTCAGCTACAAATACGAGTTGTCCTCCGTCTTGTCCTTGTGATTTAAACTCTTCTCTTGGTAGAACTGCAATACTTTTAGCTACACCATCAAAACCACCTTCATAGCTCTTTACTGGTAATTCAGGTATAGATATATGAAGTGTAGAACTCTTACCGATCTTGTTTGGAGTACCTGTAGATGTAAATACAGTCGTACCTGTACTTGCTGTTCCAGTGTAAAGGTTCTCATTTGCTCCTAGCAATGTTCCGATGTTGCCTGAAGGTTCTCCTAATTTAATTGGTGTTTGACTTGTTCCTTTAGCAACATCTTCTTGTGTTAGTTTCTTCATAAACATCCAATACTTCTTACTTACATCAGCACCAACTAATGTTGCAGCATCATCACTTACTAAATCACTATCTTTTACATTTAGATCTTTAGAATGTAGTTCAGTACTGACCGGCCGATCTTCAGGATTAAAGATACCACTTACTTCATATTGAGGTGTTGTTGAGTTCATAAAAAGTTCAGCAGCAGAACCATTAAAGTTCCAGTTGTCTGCGCCTCC